AGTGAGAGTAATTTTTAAGTTGTAGATTCTGGAAGAATTGTGATCATGCCCTCAACTATCCTTTCCTTTGTTACAGCATCCACTTGGGTGTATTCAACATCATAAACATATAAACCAGAAGACATACCTGCTGTTTGAGTGGAGCTAGCCGTTATTGTGACATTACTGCCTGCTACTGCGGCTGTAAAAGACATTATCCAAGAAGTATTAGTAGTTGTATGATTCTTCTTCATTTTAGAAGCACAAGTACCAGTACTTATGGTTACATTTGAATTGTTGGCATCTTTAGCAGTAAAAACCTTTTCAAAGTTACTGCCTTGATACATTGTTAAATTTTCGCCTTGAGTTTTTATTGTAAGTGCCATAAGACTATTTATACAACTAAATAATATTATAATCTTTATGGAGTGTTATGTTAGGACAAACTTTTTATCATCAAACAATAAGAAAATATGTTGCATTGTTTGGAACACTATTTAATGATATTAATATTGAAAAAAAGGACTCGGGGGGTAATGTTTTATCTCGACAAAAAGTACCAATATCCTATGGTCCAAAGCAAAAATTTCTTATAAGACTAAGAGAAGATCCGAGTCTTGACCGTCAAGTTGCTATTCAATTACCAAGACTGGGTTTTGAAATGTCTGGTATAGCTTATGATCCTATTAGAAAATTAAATACAATAGGTGCATTAACGCATAAAGAATCGATTAATGGTGAAAGAAACATTAAAAAGATGTTTAATCCCTCACCATATATTCTTGATTTTTCTTTATATGCATTTGTAGAAAATGCTGAAGATGGCACTCAAATATTAGAACAAATTCTTCCATTCTTTACTCCAGAGTTTAATGTAAGTGTAAATATTTTAACAGAAATGGGTATCAAGTTAGATATTCCAATTGTTCTTCAAAGTGCAACAAGTGAAGATTCTTATGAAGGAGAATTCTCTGCTAGAAGAACAATTGTTTGGACAATAAACTTTATGTTAAAGGGATTCATATATCCTGATATCAAATCTGGTCAATCAATTATTAAATCAGTAGAAATAGCATTTAAAGAAACCGTTCCCGAGGCATCTTCAACTGGAGTATTTGAAAGATTGTCTTTAGAATCTAGTACAAATTTTTCAGAAGATTATTTTCAACTAGAAACAGGAGACCATCTTATAACTGAAGCGAGTGTAACTAAATTGGGTCTTGATAATATAATCAGTAAAATTACAGTTGTTCCTGAAGGCGGAGCAAATACATATATTACTCCAGGAGATGATTTTGATGCAAATACTACAATAACTGTTTACAATCCACCAGTCGATTACGATCCTGCAACAGGTACTTACTCATAATATAAATTACAATGAAAACTTTCGAAGATAAATTAGATAAAATATTAGAAATACCTCCTGGCTCTATTATTAAAAAGCCACCTGAAAGAAAAATGGTTGAATCAAATGCAAATGATTTGAATACTGATTATAGGTATGCCCGTGAAAATATATACAATATTATTGAAAGAGGACAGGAGGCCATTGAAGATTTATTACAAGATGCAAGAGATAGTGGTAACGCTAGAATGTTTGAAGTTGTTGGCCAATTGATTAAAACAGTAGGTGAACAAAATCAAAATTTAGTAAATGTTCATAAACAGGTAAAAGATATCACACAAGAAACAAACGCTGGTCCCAATAGTGTAACAAATGCATTATTTATAGGTAGTACTGCAGAACTTCAAAAAATGTTAAACGATAAAGAAAAATGAAAAAATTTAAACAATACTTAAAAGAAATAGAAGAAGTAGAAGTTGATGAAGATAATAAAGATGCATTAAAAAGAGCATTAGCCTTACATAAGTTTAAACAAAAGGGTGGAAAAATAGATAAACAACCAGATTCTTTAGAGAAACCATATGGCAACCTTTCTAAAGATGATTTAAAACGTGCAAAAAAAATTGTTCAATATAAAAAAGATAAAAAAGAATAATGGCACATTTAGGACAAATTGATAGAAGAAATCCAGGAGATGTGGTTTTTACACGATATGTTACAAAAAACCCTGACTGGAAGAAATTGAAAGTAAGAATAGAGAATGGTCAGTTTGCCGAAATGTTTGAAGATAAAAATAATGAATTAGAAAGTATGAATATTAATATTCACCCAAGAACTGAGATAAAATTAGCTTCAAATAAATACAAAGAATTTGAAAAAAAAAAGTATGCTAATATTGAATATCAAAGAAAAAAGGGTTATGTATTAATTTCAAAAATAAGAAAACCCACAAACAATCTTGATGCCGAAAGACCTCAAAAATTACAAATATTAGCAGAAGATTTTACAGAAAAAGGTAAAGACGAAAAAATAACAGTACTTACTAAAAAAGATGTTCCTGTAAAATTATTTGAAACTTTTGATGAATTAAAAAAAAGCGTTATTTGGGGTTTAAATAATAGAATACATGACAATGATTATGTTATAGAAAAAATAAAATCTTATTTAGATAAAGATGATTTATCTGAAATTGATTTGAATGGTGTTGATGATAGTCATATTGATGAGCTTGGTGTATATTTTGGTGAAATTTTAATAGGAATATTAGCATTCAAAAATCAACTATCAAACACATGTACTCCTTCTGATATGTTTGGTATAAACTTGAAATCTTTTAGTATTCCAACTGATCCTGCTTTTAAACTTGTTGATAGTAGTTTGACATTTGATACGAATACTGTTAGTGTATCAAGTAAATATGATAAAGGGGCCGCCGCTTCATTTATGTCAAATATCCTTCCTTATGGAATGAAAAAGCATCTTACTTATAAAAATTGTTTTTTTAAAAAAATGTGCATGGTTGCATCTAAAATGGGATATACATCAAAACAAGTAGGAGCAAATAGATTTAAATTTTCAAAGAATATAACATTTGAAGCTGGATTAAGAGAAGTATTAAAAATAAAAAAAGCAATCGTAAAAAATTCAAATCATTCTCTTTATGATAGTATTCGAAAAGTTGCAATGGGGCAAGAACTTACACAAAAAGAAAATCAAGAACTTGATGAAGTAATAGAAGCAATAGAAGATTATTTTATAAAGAAAAAAACTTTTGATGGAAAAGAGCAAGTTATACTAACAATAAGAAATAATTATCCTTTTACAATTACTTCTTTTTTTAATTATTCTGTAGCGAGCAATTTAAACAATGATCCTTTATCAAAAAAATATGTTAGTGATATCATCGGGGGCAAAGATTTTTATCAAGCAAATTTAAGCAAGACTAAATGGAGAAAAGGAATTATTGATATTAAAATGGTTTCTCCTAAATCTGCTTCGTTAAAAATATTAGGATCAATGTCAGGCGCTACAGATTTTACTGCAAAACAGGGTTTAGTAAATTACGAATTGAAATAATGGCACAAGATACTTACGCAGGAAATCCTCTTCTTAAAGGGGCATATCAATCATTAGAATATGATAAAGAAACCATAGAAGATTATATTAGGTGTTCTAAAGATCCTGTATATTTTGCAAAAAACTATATGAAGATTATTCATGTTGATCATGGTTTAATGCCCTTTGATCTTTATGATTATCAGGAAGAAATGGTTCAGACAATGCATGAGAATCGTTTTGTTATTTGTAAAATGCCTAGACAAACTGGAAAATCAACAACGATTGTTGCTTACTTATTACATTTTGCTCTTTTTAATCCACAATCTAATATTGCTATATTAGCAAATAAGGGTTCTACTTCAAGAGAGATTCTTCAAAGATTAAAAACGGCTTATGAGCATTTACCGAAATGGTTGCAACAAGGTGTAGTTGTTTGGAATAGGGGTAATATTGAATTAGAAAACGGCAGTAAAGTTATATCCGCTTCAACTTCTTCTTCTGCAGTTCGTGGATCGTCTTTTAATATCATCTTTATGGATGAGTTTGCACACATTGATCCTCCTAAGTTAGCAGAAGATTTTTTTACTTCAGTATATCCTACAATTTCTTCTGGTAAAACTACTAAAGTTTTTATTGTTTCAACTCCAAAAGGATTGAACATGTTTTATAAGATGTGGATTGATGCTGAAGAGAAAAGAAGTAATTATATTCCCATTGAAGTTCATTGGTCCCAAACCCCTGGAAGAGATGATGCATGGAAAAAAGAAACAATAAAAAATACGAGTGAATTGCAATTTGCTCAAGAATATGAATGTGATTTTATTGGTTCTCAAAATACATTAATTTCTCCTTCAAAATTAAGGACAATGCCTTATAAACCACCTATCATAAAGAAAGATTGCCTAGATGTATATGTTGAACCAAATCCTAAGCACTCATATGTTTGTATAGTTGATGTTGCAAGAGGAAGAGGCCAAGATTATTCTGCATTTTCAATAATTGATGTTACCCAGTTTCCATATGAACAAGTTGCAAAATATAGAGATCCAAATATTTCTCCCATGTTATTGCCAAATGTTGTTGATAATGTGGGCAAATATTATAATTCTGCATATGTCTTAGTTGAAATAAATGATATTGGTGGTCAAGTAGCAGATATTTTACACTATGATTTAGAATATCCTAATATTTTTCAGACAAGTGTTATGGGGAGGTCTGGTCAAACTTTGGGTGGGGGATTTGGAAAAAGTTCACAACTAGGAATTAGAACCACAAAAGAAGTTAAAAGAAAAGGGTGTTCTAGTTGTAAAGATTTGATAGAAGGAGATAAATTACTTGTTTGGGATCTTGATACTATTACTGAAATGACAACATATATTGCTAAAGGATCTAGTTACGAAGCAGATGAAGGATATCATGATGACTTGATGATGACTTTAATTTTGTTTGGCTGGTTAGTGAATCAAAAATATTTTACAGAAGTTACAGATATGGATTTACGTGAAAAAATGTTTAAAGAGCAATTAGAAGAAGCAGAAGCACAATTGATACCTTTTGGTTATATAAATGATGGAAGAGATTCTTATGAACCAGAAACTGTTGATATGGGTGGTGAAAAATGGGTAATAGATAAAGAATATTCTACAGAATATTTACATTAATGCGATGAATGTTTTTGGGTTCTTTTATTTGATCAATTAATTTGTCTATATCGTATTTTAAATCAGGTCTTAATTTTTTTAATTTTTGTAAATATCTTACAGATTCATTGAATATCATTTCAGGATTAATTCTTAATTCATAAAATTTATTTCTCGTTTCACTTTTTGTAGTTAAATATAAATGCTCCGGTTTTACGCAATATGTATTATTGCATGATTGATGAACTATTTTATTCTGTTCAATAGTTCCTTTATAAGCAATATATGCAAATCTATGGGCGGGAATTGATTTTCCATCATATGAAAACATACCATAACCCTGCTTTGTTTTACTTGCAGTCCAAAACCAACAATCAGTTGTTTTTAAAATTTTCTTTTCAAATCTCTCAATAGCCTTTTTCATATTATTATTTATATTACAATAAATAAAACCACCTCCAAAATCAGCTAAAATATAAATATATTGGAGAGCAATTTTTTTAAAATATTTTAGGGAGAGATAATATGGCCTTTCAAGTTAGTCCAGGAGTAGCCGTAGCAGAAATCGATTTAACTACTAGAGTACCCATTCCTTCTATTTCAGATGGTGCTATAGCTGGTAATTTAACATGGGGACCCTTGGAGGTTGCTACATTAATTACTGCAGAAGATGATTTGGTTTCTATATTTGGTAAACCAAACGGAAATACATATAAAACATTTTTTAGTGCCGCAAATTTTTTGAGTTATTCAAATAAATTAAGAGTTGTTAGAGCGGCCAATACATCAATCGCCAGAAATGCAGTATCTGGTGGTACTGCAATATTGATACGTAATGATAAGGAATATCAAAATACTTACGAATCTACAACAACTGCAGGAACAAGTTTTACATCAAAATATCCAGGAGTTCTTGGAAATTCGATGAGAATTTCTATTTGTCAAGCAGATAGAGCAAATACAAAAGTTAATGAAAATGATAGTACTGTTTCTCTTGCAAGTGATACAACTGTACAACTTACTGGTACCGTTGCAAATAGTGATACTGGAGCAGGTATTACAGGAACAGGCACATTATTTGATACAGAATTAAGAGTTGGAGATGTTGTTGTAGAAAGCGGTAGTAATGCTAATGTAGGAATAGTAACAGCAGTTACTTCTAATACTGTAGCAACAATTACAACAGGTGCAGGAGGAGCAGAAACCACAGGAATAACAGGAGAAAATGGTGGTGGTGTAGTACTTACAAAGAAAAAACGATCTGCTTTTGAAGAACCAGCACAAAATATGCTTGGTAATCTTTCTGCTTCAGCATCAGGTACTACAATTACGGGAACCGATTCTGCTTTTAGTCGACAAATTCATGTAGGAGATATTATTTCATGTTATGATGATGTGGATAAAAAAGATGAAGTTGCACGAAGAGTAACGGCTATTACAAACTCAACATCATTGACTGTTGCTACTGCCTTTGACAGAGCAATAAGCGATCAAGGTACTTGGCATAGGCAATGGGAATATCGTGACTCTTTTGGAACTGCCCCTCTTACCAGTCCATATGCTTATGATCGAACTGGATCAAAAGATGTTGGGGATCAAATTCACGTTATATTAGTAGATGAAGATGGAGATATTTTAGGCGTAAAAGATAGTAGAGGAGCAAAAGGTACTTCAAATAAACAAGTACTGGGTATATGGTCGTCTGTATCAGTAGCGGATGGTGCGGTAGGAGAAACAGGAGATACTTTATATTATAAAGAAGCAATAAACAATAGTTCTAATTATATAAGATGGACAGATCATGATGGAATGGGAGATTCTCCTCTAGATGCTGGATCTAGCAAAATTACTCACGATTGGGGAGACACACTTGCTCAAGGAAATACCAGTGCTGAATTTGCTGGTTCTTTTAGTGGAGCAGGCGCAAATGGAATTATGGTGGCTAGTTTATCAGGAGGTGTTGATGGATATAGTGATTCTGCTTCAGATGAAATTACTGCTTATAGTTATTTTAGAGATCCCGCAAAAATAGATGTTTCTTTATTAATTTCGGGAGAAGCATCAAATACTTTATGTACATATTTGATTAATGAAATAGCAGAAACTAGAAAAGATTGCGTTGTATTTGTTTCTCCTGAAGAAGCAGATGTTGTTAATAAAGAAGGATCTGAAGTATCAAATGTAGTTGCTAGAAGAAATGCATTACCAAGTACAAGTTATGCTGTTATGGACGGAAGTTACAAATACATGTTTGACAGATATAACTCTGTTTATAGATGGGTTCCAATGAATGGCGATGTTGCTGGAATTTGTGCCCAAGCAGATAATGTTAATCCTTATGTTTCTCCTGCGGGATTTACAAGAGGAAATATAAAAGGCGCAGAATTTATAGCGTATGTACCAAATAATGCTGAAAGAGATGATTTGTATCTAAATGGAATCAATCCAATAGCATCATTTCCTGGAAAAGGAAAAGTTCTATTTGGTGATAAAACATTGTTAGCAAGACCATCGTCTTTTGATAGAATTAATGTACGTAGACTTTTCATTATTCTAGAAAAAGCTATAGCAAATGCGGCTGAAAATTTATTATTTGAATTTAATGATGAATTTACACGATTAAATTTTGTTTCTATAGTTGAGCCTTTTTTAAGAGAAGTTCAATCATCGAGGGGTATAGAAAGTTTTAAAGTGATATGTGATGGTTCAAATAATACGTCTGCTGTTATAAATAGAAATGAGTTTAGGGGAGATATTTTTATTAAACCCACTAAATCTATTAATTTTATTGGATTAAACTTTGTGGCAGTTGCTTCTGGAGTTGAATTTTCTGAAGTCGTTAACGCAATTTAAGGAGAAAAGTAAATGGCATTTAATATACAAAATTTTAGAGAGGCAATGCAATATGATGGGCAAAGACCTAATTTATTTAGAGTAACTATGCCAACCAAAGGAGCCATCTTTAATGGAACAGATTTATCACTATTTGCTAAAGCGACATCAATACCAGGCGCTACACTTGGAACAATTATAGTTCCTTATTTTGGTAGAGAAGTTAAAATGGCGGGAAATAGAACTTTTCCTGAGTGGACAATAACAGTTATTAATGATGAAACTTTTGCAGTAAGATCACAATTTGAAAATTGGATGGATCATATAAATTCACATGCTTCGAATACTAGAAAAGCTGGTTCAGGTCAAGGTGCCTACACGAATACAGCAAAAGTTGAGCAATTTAGTAAAAGCGGTCCTTCTACTGCGATTACAGCAGTTTATTCATTTCACAATATATTTCCAACTGATCTTTCAGAAATTACTTTAGATTGGGGAGATAATGATGTAGTTGAAGAATATACTGTAACTTTTTCATATGATTATTGGTTACGAGAAATTAAATCTGCCGCTCCGGCTACCTATGGTATTGCGGCGTCGGATATCTTGGAAGTCGCAGAAGCATAGTAGATAAATTTTCAAAAATACATAATTTTCTGATTTTGCGAGTGAATAAATATAAATTAGTAGTATATTGTATTATATTTATTTAACTCGCATTCAGGAAATTACATGCCTATTGAACTATTCGGTTTTTCAATCGGAAAAAAAGAACAGAAAAACGTAAAAGCCCAAACTTTTGCTGAAGCAGAATATGAAGACGGAGCATTGACTGTAGCATCTGGTGGTGTCTATGGAACATATGTTGATACAGAAGGGGCTGTAAAAAGTGAGTCTGAACTAATAAACAGATATCGTGATATGGGTCTTCAAGCAGAAGTAGAAAATGCTATTGATGATATTATCAATGAAGCAATTGTGGCGGCGAAAGACAAACCTCTCATAAGAATTAATGTAGACAATTTAAATGTTTCTGAGCCCATCAGAGATAAAATAAGACTAGAATTTAAGCAAATAAGTAAACTTCTAGATATACAAAATCTAGGACATGATATTTTTAGAAGATGGTATATTGATGGTAGAATTTATTATCATGTTATTGTCGATGAAAATAATATGGAAAAAGGCATTCATGAATTAAGAGTATTAGATCCTAGAAAAATAAAGAAAATTCGAGAAAAGAAAAAAGAAAAACAGCCGGATGGTAAAGTAAAAACAACCATTACAGAATATTATGTTTATAATCAAAAGGGAATTTATCAATCACAAGGACAAGTAATCGGAACTGCTTTTACAAGTGCCGCTAGTGGTTTAAAAATAGCTCCTGATGCGATTGTATATACACATTCAGGACTGATGAATGCTACCCGTTCATTGGTTTTATCCTACCTACACAAAGCAATTAAACCATTAAATCAATTAAGAATGATTGAAGATTCTCTGGTAATTTATCGTATTTCACGGGCACCAGAGAGGAGAATTTTTTATGTTGATGTTGGTAACCTACCTAAATTAAAAGCAGAACAATACATGCGTGATTTAATGACCAGATATAAAAACAAACTGGTATATGATGCAAACACTGGTGAAGTTAGAGATGACAGAAAACATATGTCAATGCTTGAAGATTATTGGATGCCGAGAAGAGAGGGTGGGAGAGGAACAGAAATTTCTACTCTACCTGGTGGTTCAAATCTTGGGGACATTGAAGATGTGTTATATTTTCAGAAAAAACTTTACAAATCATTAGGTGTTCCTATTTCAAGACTTGAATCAGAAGCAAATTATACAATTGGTCGTGCTACAGAAATTTCAAGAGATGAAGTTAAATTTACACGTTTTGTTAATAAACTTCAAAGCAGATTTAGTTTAATGTTTGATGAGATTATGGAAAGACAATTAACCCTTAAAGGAATAATGTCTAGAGAAGATTGGAAAAATGTTAAGAATGAAATATTTTATGAGTTTGAAAATGATAGTCATTTTGCAGAAATAAAGCATAATGAACTTTTTCAAGATCGATTAAACATTTTAAGAGATTTACAAGATTATGCTGGAAAATATTGGTCGCATGAATATATTAGAAAGCATATTTTAATGATGACAGATGATGAAGTTAAAACTAATGATGAACAGATGCAAAAAGAGATAGACGATCCTAGATTTTCGGGAGAAGAAGATATGCAGTTCAATTCTGCAGAAATAGATACTACTAATAAACAAATTATTAATGAGGATATTGATAAAAAAATTGAAGAGAAATTTGAAGTTGCGAAAAAAGAAAATGAAATTAAAGATAAAGTGAATGATATTCTTTTTTCTGTTTTAGAAGACGATGAAAAATTTGTAGATTGATCCGGTGTTGGGTGCAGGTACAATAAATGAAAGATGAAGAAAAAGAGTCGAAAGACTTAGATTTAAGTAAAGTTCTAGCTACTGCTCTTGCTTATACTAAAAAACAATTAAAAAAGACTAAAGAAGAACTCGTTGAGGGTGTAAGAGAAATTTTAGACCCTGTTACTGGTGAAAAAGTCAAAGTTCTTGAGATTAAAGGTACTGAAGGATCCAAGGGCGAAAAGGGTGAAAAGGGCTCTGCGGGAGAAGCAGGATCTAAAGGAGAAGCAGGAGAAGCAGGAAGAATTGGTCCACAAGGTGTTCTGGGTCCTAAGGGGGATCTGGGAGATGTTGGTCCCATAGGCCCAAAAGGAGACCAGGGAGAAGCTGGTGATGATGCTGAAGTAACTCGACTTGAGATAGAAATAGAAGGCATCAAAAAAGTTGTTAAAGAAGTTAGTTCAAAAGCAACTCAAACTGCACAAAGAGTAGCAGGAGGAAGCGGTTGGGGTGAAGGCGGTGGCGGAGGAGGAGGAGGAGATGGAACACATGGAACTTCTGGCTCTGCAGGATCATCTGGTGAGACTGATGGAACATCTGGATCTTCTGGTGTTGATGGATCATTTTTAGGCACATCTGGATCTTCTGGTGTTGCTGGAACATCTGGATCTGCTGGATCTGCAGGAAGTGCTGGATCATCTGGTCGTGATGCATCTTCTGGTTCATCTGGAGGAACAGGAAGTCATGGATCATCTGGATCTACAGGTACTTCTGGTTCATCTGGATTAACTTATGCTTCTTCTGGCTCTGCAGGAACCGCGGGATCGTCTGGACAAGATGGTGGTTCTTATATTCATATTCAATCTTCAGCTACACTTGTCTGGCTGATAAATCACAATTTAAATACTAGACCGATAAACATATTAGTAGTAGATACTAATTATAATGTAATTTATCCTGAATCTATTCAATTTATAGATTCAAATAATGTAAAAATAATTTGGCCTACTATACAAGCAGGATTTGCTTCAATTACTTTTGGTGAAGGAAGTTCTGGAACTTCTGGTTCTTCTGGATTAACATATGCTTCTTCTGGGTCTTCTGGAACTGCGGGTTCTGCAGGAAGTTCTGGCTCTACGGGTTCATCTGGTTCTGCAGGAAGCTCTGGTTCTTCAGGAACTATGGGAACTTCTGGATCTTCCGGATCTTCAGGAACTGCTGGAACATCTGGATCAGATGGTGAACAAGGAGAAACTGGACTAGAAGGAACTTCTGGATCGTCAGGAACTACTGGAACACATGGAAGTTCTGGTTCTGCTGGATCGTCAGGAACTGCTGGAACATCTGGATCAGATGGAACAGTAGGAGATACAGGACCTCCAGGAGCTGCCTCCGCTGGATCATCTGGTTCTGCAGGAAGCGCAGGAACTGCTGGATCATCTGGAGTAGATGGACTGCCTGGTGGAAATCATATTCATACTCAATCTTCAGCTACACTTGTCTGGCTGATAAATCACAATTTAAATACACGACCATTAAATATTGAAGTTGTAGATTCTAATTATAATGTAATTATTCCAGAATCTACTCAGTATATAGATTCAAATAATGTAAAAATAATTTTTGCTTCTTCTCAATCAGGATATGCCGCAATAACTTTGGGAGAAGGATCTTCTGGTACTTCGGGAACTTCTGGATTAACATATGCTTCATCTGGGTCTTCTGGAACTTCTGGAACTACTGGATCATCTGGTTCTGCAGGAACTTCTGGAACTGCTGGAACTTCTGGAACTGCGGGATCGTCTGGTCTAGATGGGGGTTTTGGAGGAGCTTCATTTTCATATGTTTATAACACTACACAAGGGACGAATGATCCAGGATCAGGCAAATTAGCATTTACATTAACATCTGGTACTTTTACAACTCCTGATCAAGCTAATAGATTAAGAATAAGTGATACTGATCAAGACGGAACAACAATTGATAATTTTTTACAGACAATTGATGATTCTACTGGTACCCCAAAAGGACATTTACGAATTTATGATAAAGATGATCCTGATGAATTTATGTTATTTAGTATCAATGGATTTGATGGTACTCCAAATCCTTCATGGTATTATGTAAAAGTTACATATTTAAATTCTTCATTAACTGATTTTCAAAATGCAGTTGAACTTGTGGCATCCTTTGCGAGAACTGGTGATGCGGGAACATCTGGAACTACTGGATCTGCTGGCTCTGCAGGAAGCGCAGGTAGTGCTGGTTCTGCTGGTTCTGCTGGAAGTGCTGGAACTGCAGGAAGTGCTGGTAGCTCTGGAACTGGGGGTTCTTCAGGAACTGCTGGATCGTCTGGAAAAACATATGCTTCATCAGGAAGTGCTGGATCGTCTGGACACACTTATGCTTCATCTGGTTCTTCAGGAGAAGCAGGAATTCAGGGAATTCAAGGAAGTAGTGGATCGGCTGGACAAGATGGTGGTTCCTATATTCATCCTCAATCTGTAGCTTCATCTGTCTGGATAATAAATCATAATTTAGGAACTAGACCTTTAAATATTGAAGTTGTAAATTTTGATTATGATGTAATTTATCCAGAATCAATTCGATATATAGACTCTAATACTGCTAAAGTAGTTTTTGCTTCAGCAATAGCAGGATATGCCGCATTAACTTTTGGGGAAGGAAGTTCTGGAACTTCTGGATCTTCGGGAACTTCTGGATCATCTGGTTCTGCAGGAAGCGCAGGGAGTGCTGGTTCTGCTGGCTCTGCAGGAAGTGCTGGTTCATCTGGATTAACATATGCTTCATCTGGATCTTCTGGTTCTACTGGATCTGCAGGAAGTGCTGGAAGTGCTGGTTCTTCTGGACAAGATGGTGGTTCTTATATCCATACTCAATCTGTAGCTTCACTTGTCTGGCATATAAATCATAATTTAGGAACTAGACCTTTAAATATTGAAGTTGTAAATACTAATTATGATGTAATTTTTCCAGAATCAACTCAATATATAACTTCTAATGATGTAAAAATAATCTTTCCTTCAGCAACAGCAGGATGGGCCGCATTAACTTTTGGTGAAGGAAGTTCTGGAACTTCTGGTAGTGCTGGATCATCTGGATTAACATATGCTTCATCTGGCTCTGCTGGCTCTGCAGGAAGTGCTGGAAGTGCTGGTTCTGCAGGAAGCGCAGGAAGTGCAGGAAGTGCAGGAAGTGCTGGTTCTGCTGGTTCATCTGGAACTTCTGGGACATCTGGATCTGCTGGCTCTGCAGGAAGCACAGGAAGTGCTGGTTCTGCAGGAAGTGCTGGCTCTGCTGGTTCTGCTGGTTCTTCTGGAACTTCTGGGACATCTGGTTCTGCTGGCTCTGCAGGAAGCGCAGGAAGTGCAGGAAGTGCAGGAAGTGCTGGTTCTGCTGGTTCATCTGGAACTTCTGGAACTTCTGGGACATCTGGATCTGCTGGCTCTGCAGGATCCGCAGGAAGTGCTGGCTCTGCAGGAAGTGCAGGAAGTGCTGGATCATCTGGTCGTGATGGTGTTTTTGGTGGGGCGGCTTTCGAATATGATTTTGAAGATACATCGTTTACAGGAGCCCCAAGTGATCCAGGTGCTGGTAAACTTGAAGTAGGAATTGATACTGGATCTGCTCCCACAGATTTTTCTACAGTTGACAGAATTTCTATAAGTGAAGTTGATGTAAATGGAACATCAACAGAAAGTTTTTTAAGTCAAGTTCAAACAGCAACATCTGCAATTAAAGGTCATGTAAGAATTCATCGAAAAACGTATTCTGAACAATATGTAATGTTTACAATTTCAAACGTTACTAATGATTCGGGTTTTCAAGAAATAGAAGTTTCAAAAATCGGTGGAGAAAATGCATTTTTTGCTGATGATCAAGATATAGTTGTTACATTTGCAAGAACTGGTGATGCTGGAACATCTGGTTCTGCAGGATCTTCTGGACACACTTATGCTTCTTCTGGTTCATCTGGCTCTGCTGGAACTTCTGGAACTTCTGGAACTTCAGGAACTGCTGGATCATCTGGACAAGATGGTAGTTCTTTTTATCATACACAATCTGTAGCTTCAATGACTTGGTTAATAACTCATAATTTAGGATTGAGGGTTGTAAATGTAGAAGTTACAAATGATAATTATAATTCAATTTTTCCAGAATCAATTCAATTTATAGATGATAGTAATGTAAAAATTGTATTTCCTACAGCAATAGCAGGATATGCCGCATTAACTTATGGAGAAGGAACTTCTGGTACATCAGGAACCGCTGGTTCTTCTGGACATACTTATGCTTCATCTGGTTCTGCTGGAAGCGCAGGAAGTGCTGGTTCTGCAGGTAGTTCTGGAAGTTCAGGAACTGCTGGATCTTCGGGACTTTTACACCTAAATAATTCTGCGGAAGATCGTCTAATTTCTATCAATGCTGATACTGTTACTGGTGATGCAGAAACAAATTTAACATTTGATGGTAATGAATTAAGTGTGACTGGTAAAACGTTTTTGGTAGGTACAAGTGGAACAACTGGATTTGTACAGATGTCTCAAAGAGATGATGTTTCTGGAAATAAACCTACTTTGTCTGCAGGTCAATCTGCAGTTTTTTCAAGTTCTTCGGGGGCAGGAGGAACAGGTATATATTTTAAACAAGGAACTGATGATCCCGATGAATTAGTTTCACGCAAAAAAGCGATAACTTATGGATTAATATTCTAATATGTCAATCGAAACAAATTTAATAGCGAGTACATCATCCGCAACTCCTACTACGGTTTATACTTCATCAGGAGAGTCTGCAATTACAACAATATTTTTTTGTAATACAGATGCTTCAGATAGAATTATAACCGTTTGGATTGTTCCTAGTGGCGACACTTTGGGTGATGAGCATATGATAATGAAGGAATTAACAATAAATGCAACTGATACTTTTGCTTTTGGAAGCGAGAGAATCTTGATGGGTGCAAGTGACACTATTCAAGCAATTGCTGATACAATTAACAAAGTTTCAGTGGTAATTAGTTATACGAGTATTTAATGGCATTATTTCTTAAAGGCGAAAGCCCTGAATTTAGTATAAAAAAATATACAACTTCTGGTTCTGCTGGAAGCGCAGGGAGTGCTGGCTCTGCAGGAAGCGCAGGAAGCGCCGGCTCTGCTGGTTCTGCAGGAAGTGCTGGATCATCTGGTTCTGCTGGAACATCTGGTTCTGCTGGAACTGCTGGAACTTCTGGCTCTGCAGGAAGTGCTGGAAGTGCGGGTTCTGCTGGAACTTCGGGAACTTCTGGGACATCTGGATCTGCTGGCTCTGCAGGAAGCGCAGGAAGCGCAGGAAGCGCAGGAACTTCTGGAACTTCGGGAACTTCTGGGACATCTGGATCTGCTGGCTCTGCAGGAAGTGCTGGAAGTGCTGGAAGTGCAGGTTCTGCTGGGACATCTGGTACTGCTGGTTCTGCAGGAAGTGCTGGCTCTGCAGGAAGCGCAGGAAGCGCAGGAAGCGCAGGAACTTCTGGAACTTCGGGAACTTCTGGGACATCTGGATCTGCTGGCTCTGCAGGAAGCGCAGGAAGTGCTGGAAGTGCAGGTTCTGCTGGCTCCGCAGGAAGTGCTGGTTCTTCTGGAACTTCTGGGACATCTGGTTCTGCTGGTTCTGCAGGAAGTGCTGGCTCTGCTGGTTCTGCAGGAAGTGCTGGCTCTGCTGGTTCATCTGGATTAACTTATGCTTCATCTGGCTCTGCAGGAAGCGCAGGTAGTGCAGGAAGTGCAGGATCATCCGGTCGTGACGGTGGCTCTTATATTCATATACAATCTACACCTGCACTTGTTTGGTTAATACCTTATAATTTAGGAACTAGACCAATAAACATTGTGATTGTTGATAACAATTATAATGTTATTACTCCAGAATCAATTCAATTTATAGATTCAAATAATGCTAAAGTGGTATTTACTTCTGTTCGGGCAGGATTTGCCACATTGACTTTTGGAGAAGCATCTTCTGGTACATCAGGAAGCGCAGGAACTTCTGGATCTTCTGCTTCTGCAGGAACCTCTGGTTCTTCTGGAAGCACAGGAAGCACTGGTTCTGCTGGTTCTGCTGGCTCTGCTGGTTCTACAGGAAGTGCTGGCTCTGCAGGAAGTGCAGGATCATCTGGTCGTGATGGTGGCACTTATCTTCATACTCAGTCTGTAGCAAATTCTGTTTGGCAGATTCCTTATAATCTTAATACACGACCTATAAATTTAGAAGTTGTAGATGAGTATTTTAATGTAATCTATCCAGAATCAACTCAGTATACAGATTCAAATAATGTAAGAATAATATTTCCTTCTGCACGAACAGGATATGCCGCAGTAACTATGGGAGAAGGAAGTTCTGGAACCTCTGGTTCATCTGGATTAACTTATGCTTCATCTGGTTCTGCAGGATCCGCAGGAAGCGCAGGAAGTGCAGGATCATCTGGCTCTGCAGGAAGTGCTGGTTCTGCTGGCTCTGCAGGAAGTGCTGGTTCTGCAGGAACTTCTGGAACATCTGGAACTGCAGGAACCGCAGGAACTTCTGGACAAGATGGTGGTTTTGGTGGTGCATCTTTTGAATATGATTTTGAAAGTACAACATTTACAGGAGCCGCAAGTGATCCAGGTACTGGTATACTTGAAGTAGGAATAGATACTGGATCTGCTCCAACAGATTTTTCTACAGTTGATAGAATTTCTATGAGTGAAGCTGATGTAAATGGTACATCAACTGAAAGTTTTCTAGTTCAACTCCAAACGGCATCATCTGCAATTAAAGGTCATGTAAGACTAGCAGAGTTTCAGAATATGGGCGCCTATGTAATGTTCACTATTACAGATGTTGATAATGATTCGGGGTTTCAAGAATTAACAGTTTCAAAAGTTGGTGGACAAGATACATTATTTTCGGATAATGCTAATATACTTGTTACATTTGCGAGAACTGGTGATGCAGGAACATCTGGAACTTCTGGTTCATCTGGTTCTGCAGGAAGCGCAGGAAGTGCTGGAAGTGCTGGTTCTGCAGGAAGTGCTGGATCTGCTGGTTCTGCTGGTTCTTCTGGAAGCGCAGGAACTTCTGGAACTTCTGCTACTGCTGGCTCTGCTGGTTCTGCAGGAAGCGCAGGAAGTGCTGGCTCTGCTGGCTCTGCAGGAAGTGCTGGTTCTGCAGGAACTGCTGGATCGTCTGGTCAAGATGGTGGTTCTTATATCCATACTCAATCTGTAGCTTCACTTGTTTGGCATATTCCTTATAATCTTAATACACGACCTGTAAATATTGAAATTGTTGATGAGTATTATAATGTAATTATGCCCGAATCTATTCAATTTATAGATTCAAATAATGTAAAAATAATTTTTGATTCTGCAGTAAAGGGTTGGGCGGCAGTAACTTTTGGAGAAGGAAGTTCTGGAACTTCTGGTTCATCTGGATTAACTTATGCTTCATCTGGTTCTTCAGGAACTTCTGGATCTTCTGGAAGCGCAGGAAGTGCTGGCTCTGCTGGTTCTGCTGGAAGCGCAGGATCTGCTGGTTCTGCTGGCTCTGCTGGTTCTGCAGGAACTTCTGGAACTGCAGGAAGTTCTGGTTCTGCTGGAACTGGTGGAACTGCTGGAACATCTGGCTCTGCAGGAAGCGCAGGAAGTGCTGGCTCTGCAGGAAGTGCTGGATCATCTGGGACATCTGGAACCTCTGGATCATCTGGCTCTGCTGGAACTGCTGGAACTGCTGGAAGTGCTGGAAGTGCAGGTTCTGCTGGCTCTGCTGGCTCTGCAGGAACTTCTGGCTCTGCAGGAAGCGCAGGAACTGCTGGAACTGCTGGATCTGCAGGATCTGCAGGAAGTGCTGGTTCTGCTGGTTCTTCTGGAACTTCTGGGACATCTGGTTCTGCAGGAAGTGCTGGTTCTGCAGGTAGTGCTGGTTCTGCTGGCTCTGCAGGAAGTGCAGGATCATCCGGTCGTGATGGTGGCTCGTATATTCATACACAATCTACACCTGCACTTGTTTGGTTAATACCTTATAATTTAACAACTAGACCAATAAACATTGTGATTGTCGATAGCAATTATAATGTAATTTATCCAGAATCAATTCAATTTATAGACTCTGATACTGCTAAAGTAGTCTTTACTTCTGCACAAGCAGGATGGGCCACATTGACTTATGGTGAAGGATCTTCTGGAACATCTGGTTCTTCTGGAACTTCTGGTTCTGCTGGATCTGCAGGAACTGCTGGAACTGCGGGATCATCTGGACAAGATGGAAACTTTGGTGGTGCTTCTTTTCAATTCATTTTTGAAGACACAACATTCTCAGGAGCAGGAAGTGATCCTGGTACTGGTAAAATTGAAGTAGGTATTGATACTGGATCTGCTCCTACTGATTGGTCTACAGTCAATAGACTTTCTGTAAGTGAAACAGATACAAATGGTTCATCGGTTGAAAGTTTTCTAGATCAAGTTGATACATCATCTTCTGCAATTAAGGGTCATATAAAATTATCAAAAACTTTTGATCCATCTGAATATGTAATGTTCACAATTAATGATCTTACTAATAATTCGGGTTATCAAATTATAGAAGTTGATAAAGTTGGAGGAGTAACTTCATTATTTCCTGATGGTGGTACTGTACTTTTTTCTGTTGCAAGAACTGGTGATGTTGGTACATCTGGAACTTCTGGCTCTGCTGGTTCTGCAGGAAGCGCAGGAAGTGCAGGGAGTGCTGGATCTGCAGGAAGTGCTGGATCTTCTGGAACTTCTGGGACATCAGGAACCGCTGGCTCTGCAGGAAGCGCAGGAAGCGCAGGAAGTGCTGGTTCTTCTGGACAAGATGGTGGTTCTTATATTCATACACAATCTACACCTGCACTTGTTTGGCATATTCCTTATAATCTTAATACACGACCTGTAAATATTGAAGTTGTAAATACTAATTATGATGTAATTTTTCCAGAATCAACTCGGTACATAGATTCAAATACTGTAAGAATAGTATTTCCTTCTGCAGTAGCAGGATGGGCGGCAGTAACTTTTGGTGAAGGAAGTTCTGGAACTGCTGGATCTGCTGGATCTTCTGGATTAACATATGCTTCTTCTGGTTCTGCTGGAAGCGCAGGGAGTGCTGGCTCTTCAGGAACTTCTGGAACCGCAGGAACTGCTGGCTCTGCTGGATCTGCTGGATCTTCTGGATTAACATATGCTTCTTCTGGCTCTGCTGGATCTGCAGGAAGTGCTGGCTCTGCTGGTTCTGCAGGAAGCGCAGGAAGTGCTGGAAGTGCAGGTTCTGCTGGATCTGCTGGATCTTCTGGTTATGCTGGAACATCTGGATCATCTGGATCTGCTGGATCTGCAGGAAGTGCTGGAAGCGCAGGAAGCGCAGGAAGCGCAGGAAGTGCTGGTTCTTCTGGACAAGATGGTGGTTCTTATATTCATACTCAATCTGTAGCTTCACTTGTTTGGCATATTCCTTATAATCTTAATACACGACCTGTAAATATTGAAGTTGTAAATACTAATTATGATGTAATTTTTCCAGAATCAACTCAATATATAGATTCAAATACTGCAAGAATAGTATTTCCTATTGCAGTAGCAGGATGGGCGGCAGTAACTTTTGGTGAAGGAAGTTCTGGAACTGCTGGATCTGCTGGATCTTCTGGATTAACATATGCTTCTTCTGGCTCTGCTGGATCTGCAGGAAGTGCTGGATCTTCTGGAACTTCTGGGACATCAGGAACCGCTGGCTCTGCTGGATCTGCTGGATCTTCTGGATTAACATATGCTTCATCTGGTTCGACTGGCTCTGCTGGCTCTGCTGGATCTGCAGGATCTGCAGGAAGTGCTGGCTCTGCAGGAACTTCTGGGTCATCTGGCTCTGCAGGAAGTGCTGGTTCTGCTGGAAGCGCAGGCTCTGCAGGAAGCGCAGGAAGTGCTGGAAGTGCGGGTTCTGCTGGATCTGCTGGATCTTCTGGTAATGCTGGAACATCTGGATCATCTGGAGCAGATGGACTGGCTGGTGGGAATCATATTCATATTCAATCTGTAGCATCACTCGTTTGGTTTATACAGCATGATTTCACAACACGACCATTAAATGTTGAAGTTTGTGATACTAATTATAATGTAATTTTTCCAGAATCAACTCAGTATATAGATTCAAATACTGTAAAAATAATCTTTCCTATTGCTCAAGCAGGATATGCCTCAATAACTATGGGAGAAGGATCTTCTGGAACTTCTGGTTCTGCTGGATCTTCTGGAATAACATATGCTTCTTCTGGCTCTGCTGGCTCTGCAGGAACTTCTGGATTTACAGCTCCTCAGCCGCAAGCCGCCGCTGGACATCTTCAATTTTATTATGATGCGACCACACTTGGAGGACATGCAAATTTACTTATAGACAACGTAACTACGCCAACTCAATTGGCCGCTAATATGCCCATCTATTCTTCAAGTGGAGTTACTGGAGTAGCGGCTTTCAAAGTACACGGAACTACTGGACTTGATGGAGCAACAGTAACTTCTTCTACTGTTAATGTAGGAGGAACTTTAACTACACAAGCTATTATTCCTGTTGCAAATAATACACATGATATTGGTACATCACAAATGGTGTATAATGACATGTATGCAGTTACGTTTAATGGAAGAGCAACATCAGCAAACTGGTCTGACTTGGCCGAGAGATATGAATCTGATGAAATCTATGATCCAGGAACTGTTTTAGCAATTGGAGGAACAAAAGAAGTTACTTTGTATCAAACTGAAATGCCTTATGCTGGTGTTGTTTCAGATAAACCCGGATTGAGAATGAATGATGGTATAAAACAAAGAGAAAATGAATTTATGATTTTTATTTGTTTGAAAGGAAGAATATTAGTTAAGATCGAGGGAGGATGTAACAAAGGAGATTTTATTATAGCTCATAATGATGGAACTGGAAAAGTTATAACTAAATACGAATATACGCCTCATAAACATGATTTAATTGGAATAGCATTATCTAATAGTAATGCGGGATTTGTTGAAGTAAAGGTATAATATGGGATCACCGTGTCCAGCTAATTTAACAGGATTAACAGTAGTAGTAGGAACAGTAGTAGATGATGCTGAATTTACTACTGTACGAGATTCTATTAATGCTGAATTTACTCGTAGAGGATTATCAACATCTTCATGGATAGGTTATGTTGATCCTATTGATGCTGATGTTTATAATGAAATGCGAAATGAGCTTAATACAAAATTGGGAGGAGTAACTCCTCCTTCTCCTGCACCTTCACTAGGAGGTACAGTTGCGGTTGGTGAAGTGATCACGGCTTCTGGACATTCTCCTGCATCTATGAATGACTTGATTGAACATTTGGATGAATGGAAAGTTGCTTGTATTTGTGATTGTAACTATTGTACCTGTGACTGTAACTATTGTACCTGTGACTGTAACTATTGTACCTGTGATTGTAACTATTGTACCTGTGACTGTAACTATTGTACCTGTGATTGTAACTATTGCACTTGTAATTGTAATCATTGTCCGTGTAATTGTAATTATTGTACTTGTAATTGTGCATGGAGCAAATGAATTATGCCTATTTTAATTAAAGCCAGTGAAGATGTTATTATAATAGATGATGAATTAAAAGAAATTAATGTAGAAGAATTAAATGATTTTTTATATGAACATTTAAAATCAAGTAAAATATGTACTATTTATGAATTATATCCAGAGACTAATTTAGTAACATATGTCTATTGTATTCGTCCTCAAAATATAAATTATGAAGATTTTTATGAAGCATTTAACAATTATTTTATAAAATGTCAAATAAGTTATTCGTATCAAACCAGTATTCCTGTTGCATTATATTCAGTTTTAAAAGAAAATGGGCATTTAAGTAAAAATGAACTTTATAAAATGATTGAACATTCAGACGAATATGTAGAATATGGTATTGAGCCTCTTGTAAAGTCATTAATCGAATTTCCTGGAATTGAAATTATAGAATCGTGTCATGGTCATTATAATAAGAATAGCCCTGTAGTAGATAATGATTGGGTGTGTTATGCTTTTGTAGTATTTGGAGCATCAGATTTTGAGAATTTAAATATATTTTCTTTGGCATTACAAAAACAAATCACTCGTATGTTTCAATATTTCCAGCTTGATGATGTGCAAGTTTGGTCTGTAAAAGATTGGTATAAGAGAAATGGATTATTAACGAATTTTAGTTATAATAAGGATAAGGGAACTGTTTTTGAAATAGCTTTTAGATATGAAGTAGCAGAGCAGAGTAAAATATTTCAAATGATAGAATATTTAGGACAGCAATTACATTATGAAAAATTATAAAGAATTCCCAGAATATGTTAGAAAGTTGCCATGGAAATTTGATGTTGAACGTTTGCAGAAAGAACTTCAGCCCATTAAACCTTTAATGGTATTATGGGATTATG